GTTGGATCTTCTGGTAGCTGATAATCTTTTTTTAAAATAGCTAATTCAGCTAAATCATGTAAATTTGTTCCTATGTTTCCAGCATTTTTTAATTCATCAAAATAGTTTAATCCTTTAAGCCCTAACTGGTTTGACCAGATAATAAGACCAATAGCATTTTTAAATCTTCCTATAATAGTAGTTACACTAGGTAGCTTTTTATCTTTAAGTATATAATCTCCAGTTGGCATTTTTTTTTAACCTTTACTTTATGTTCTTCAGCTTCCCAACTGACAGTTATTATTTCGGTGGCTGTAGTTTCATTCTCTGGGAGGAAAAATGAAAGTATTTTTTTTATTACAGCCACCATATTTATTGTATCAACATCTATGACCACATTAATACAACAAAACCTTATGATCTCATTGTTGCAGCACCAATACCTACCCAAACATATTTATTATTGTTGCCAAATGGTTTTGATAATTTTCTTCTCTCTGCACAATCTTTTTGCACAGCTTCTTCTCTATCCATATTCTTCCAGTCCATTACCGAACAAATAACAACTGGTAACTTTGAAGTAGCAGCCACATTTTTATTTCTATCAAACATAAACAATCTTCCTCTGGTTTTAATGGTGGCACTTGCTTATCAAATGCCACCGAGCCAGTTATGTATCGCCACATAAGGAGCAACTTATGTAACTTATTTGATAGTTATAGATTAATTTGCAATTCGCAACAATTATTTGCAAAAAAGGGATTTATTAACTTATTAGTGCTTTTACCTTGTAATACTTGGAAAAATCTAAGTGGCTTGTGTTAGTTATAGGATAACAAACATCTATTTTGGCAGAAAAATATTCTAAAGTATGATAATTTAAGATCTTATATCTATTTTCTTTAAGGTATCGTGTAACCAAACCAACATAATTACCTTTAGTATTTTTTAAATAACAAAAAATATTCATAGCATCTTTTTTTTCTACAATGATTTTAGGGTTATACCAAAAAATAGTTTTAGCATTCTTTTGACAGATACAATAGTTGCCATCATTCTCTGTATCATTAGGAGCTATGACAACTTCCCATTCATCTTCGTTTCTTAATCGGACTACACCTTTAGAATTACAATAAGCAACGATAGGATATTGGGTAATGTTTTCATCTAATATTTTAATAATATGAACTTTAAAAAAGTTTGCATACAAATATGCTTGTTCAATATTAATTTTTCTTTTGCCAGTAAAATGTAATGATGTTGTAGAAGTATCTATACCAGTTGCTTCAGAAATAATTTCATTACTTTTTATTCCACTATCTTTTTTTATTTTTATTAATGCTTTATTAAACATAAAACTTTTCAAGTCTTTGCATAAAATTTCTTATTATATAAAGATTTTGCAAATATTTTCATTATTTTTCTTCATACCAAATTAATCAATTACTTGTCAAATTATAATTTAATTAAAAAATTATTTACAAAATGCAAAATAATCCCTAATGAAACAAACTAGAAATGTTTATTAAATGTAATTTATGTCAAAAAACTATTGAACTGGCAGAAAACCTAACAAAACCACAATTAAAAGCACAACAATATATTCAGAATTATTTTAAGGAAAAGAACAAAGCTCCATCTTATAGAGATATACAAGTAGGACTTGGCTATACAACTCCAAGTGCAGGATATGTCATTGTTGATGCTTTAGTTCAAAAGCAATACCTCGCAAAAACTAATTACAAGAAACGATCAATCATTATTTTAAAGGAAGTGCCTTGTGCTTAAACATTTAGATTTATGCTCTGGAATAGGTGGCTTTGCTTTAGGATTACAAAGCACAGATTTTTTTAAGACAATAGGTTTTTGTGAAATAGATCCATATTGTCAAAAAGTTTTAAAGAAAAATTTTTCGAGTGTTCCTATCTTCAACGATATTAAAGAACTTAAACCAAAAGAATTAAATTTACAGCCAGATATTATAACAGCAGGATTTCCATGCCAACCTTTTTCAGTTGCAGGAAAACAGAAGGGTAAAGATGATGACAGAAACCTCTGGCAAGAAACTTTTAGAATTATCAAAGAGTCCAAACCAACTTTTTTTATTGGAGAAAATGTTGGTGGAATTGTTAAACTCTATCTCGACACCATACTCCAGGATTTGGAAAGCGAAAGCTACTCCACAAGGTGCTTTAATATTTCAGCTTCGAGCATCGGTGCAAAACACAAAAGAGAAAGAATATGGATTGTTTCCTACTCCAACGCAGGACTCGGCATCGGAGAGAACGAAGAAATACAAACAAGGGGGAATACCACTACCAATGGCAGTCAAAATGTTTCCAACTCCAACAACATCGGAACACAAGTATCGACTCAAAGGCAATACTCAAGCATCAAATTGTTTGGAAGCAAGAGCCAGAAAAATTGGTGGCAAACTTTCAGCAAATTTCACAGAATACCTAATGGGGTTTCCTATGGATTGGACAAAGATCGAGCCAAAAGAATCAAAGCTCTTGGAAATGCAATAGTTCCTCAAATTCCTTATTATATAGGTTTAGCAATTAAGGAAATGTATGAATGATGAGATAAAATTTCCCTATCAAGATTTTTATTATGCTGATTGGAGAATGGGTTGCTCTGGAATGACTGCACAGCAAGAAGGATTATATATTCGGTTATATTCTCATCTTGGAACAGCTAATGGAAAAGGTTTGCCAAATGATTTTAATTTTATCTATCGTATGGTTGCTGATCCATCAGAAGATGCAGAGGTAGTGCAGCATCAAAAGGAAGATCTGATGTGGGTTATAACGCACAAACTTGCATTGGTTGATGGTCGTTATCATCAATTAGTACAGAAGAAAAGACGAGAAGATAAGGTTGATATTGTTAAAATTAGGCAGGAATCTGGGAGAAAAGGAGGACAAGCAAACTCCAAGCTAAAGTCTAGCAAACCTTCTGATTCTGATTCTGAATCTAATTCTATTAATACTTATAATAGTATCTGGGAAAAGTTATCAATTAAGCGAGGATCAAAGAGTGTTGCTTTAAAATCTTGGCTTAAAGTTGCAAGAGATATTAAGCCAGAAATATTAATAGAAAAATATAATGCTTTATGTTCACAAGCAGATGATCCTAAATTTATTCCACACTTTGCTACATGGTTAAATCACGAGAGATGGGAGGAAGAGCTTCCAACTAAAATTGATAACGATAATTTTGGCATTCAACCAAAGAAATCACATAAAGATTATGTTTACGCAGTTAAAAAAGGGATGCGTTTATTAGCAATTACAGACGATATGGTTAAAAGAATGCATCATGAAAAATTAATTACTAATGAAGAATTTAAGGCTTGGTAAATGAATTTTACTGTTGTTCCTTTAACTTTAAAATTTGCAAATTTATTTATTACTCAACATCATAGACATAATAAAAGAGTTGTTGGATGTAAATTTTCTATTGGTGCAGAATATAATGATGAATTAGTTGGAGTTGCTGTTGTTGGTAGACCAATAACAATGACTTTAGACGATATTTTTACTGTTGAAGTGCTTAGATGCTGTGTTTTAGATAATGCACCAAAAAATACTTGCTCTTTTTTATATGGAAGATCATGGAGAATTTGGCAACAAATGGGTGGTAAAAAAATAATTACTTACACATTAGAATCAGAAAAAGGCACAAGTTTAAAAGCTGTTGGTTGGGATAATGTAGCTAAAACTAAAAAATCAACTTGGCATAAAAGACCTAATAGAGAATGGCAAGATGTCTATTCTGAATTAAAATATCGGTGGGAAAAGAAAAATGTCTAAAAAAAATAAAAAAGATAAGCATACCATTGATCTTGGTGGACAAGAATTAATTAGAGATGATAAATCAAATACTTTTGTTAGAAAGATTGATGGCTCTCGGTGGAGATTAGCTGATTATGGTAATGATAGACATTTAGAGAAAGAACATAAGTCAGTATTAGATAACTATTATGCCAGGAACTTATTGGATATTTATAATAGAGAAAACAACAGTAAAAGATATTGGGCAGCACAACGATACGAACAGAAGTTTGAGTCAGCAGGAATAAGACAGAAACTTACTGCTAGTTTAAAAGAAAATTTAGGCAATGGAACTACTGAAGAATATTTTGTTGAAAGTCTTACTGCCTTATCTGATTTTCGTTTTATAGATAAAGAGTTAGGTAATCATAGTAAGATCTTATGGTATGTTATTATAGAAGGTAATCCTGCCAAGAAAAGAATGTCTAAATTAAGAGAAGCACTTGATAGATTAATTGAGCTATTTGATATGTAAGTTCTATGTATGTGTCTATTAACAAATGAATCGTAAATCTATAGTAATGTATATAATCACTTAAATTACGAAAACTTTATAGCCATCTTATTAGGTGGCTTTTTTTATATGCAAGAACACACATTATGGAAAAATGTTGTGTTGCAAAATGTCATTGACTCTCTCGGTGTATTTCAATGGTTTAGTAGATTGAATAAACAATATGAGATTGAAGCAAAAGATTGGATTGGGAGCAAAGACTTTAACCTTGTATGTTCTTATGCAGACTTACAACCAGATTACATTATAAAGATTTATAAAGATATAAAACAACACACACATTATTTAACAGCTACAGATATACGATATTTACTATATGAACAAATTATTAGACGATCTTAATTGCTCTATGTTTATGGTTATTAATCCAGACACAAAGAAGCCAGAGATTATTATTCGTTTTAAAAACTTTTCTACAGAGCAAGAAGCTATGGACTTTGCAGAATTATATAAACAAGAAAACAAATCAGATCCATTTGAATTAACAAATGATACAACAGTAACAATACATTAATGAACACATTACCAGCAAAGACAGAAACTCGTGGAAGAAAGAGTAAATACTCTAAAACTCTATGCAGAGAGGTCTTAACTTACTTATCTGAAGGTATGGGTATCAAACACGCAACAGCCAGGTGTGGTATTAGTTATCCAAGCTGGAGGGCATGGATGGACAAAGATGATAAATTAAAAGAAGCTTACTACAAAAGCAAAGAAGCAGGGATAGAAATGATTATCTCAAGTGTTGATGAGAAGATTGAAACAGCACTAGAGAAGAAGAACATACCAATGTCAGAGGTTAAGCTGCTAGAGATATATTCAAAGAATATGCAATGGAAAGCAAGTAAGTTAGCTCCAAAGCAATATGGTACAGAAAACCAAAATAAATTAAGTATAACTGATGCTGATGATCGTAAGATAGAGATTAGTTGGGCATCTGATTAACTAAATGATTAAAGGGTACTGACAAGCTAATAAAAACAATCTGCGAGGGTATTTACTCTTAAAGATAGGTAGGTTATCTTAATGATTACATTGTAGGTAGTAATAGATACAAGAACAGATGAATATAGGTTGAAACTAATGCTTAACTGGTAGTTAGTTATGGTTTGATGAATAGGTTGATGGATGGAAAAGGTAGGGAATGTAATAACTATTTACGAAATACACTATTTCTTTTCCTGTACTCTCGTGTGAAAAATATATTTTTTTAATTAAAATCTAATAAAATTTTAAATAAATTAATAATTTAGTTGAGTACCATTTAAATTTATTAAGGAATTACTTGGTTTATTTATTAACTGGTCAGATATTGGTCAGTTTTTTAGATTATGTGGTGTTAATAGCATCTGTTTATATATGGAAGCACCCTACCAGTTCGCTGTGTAATTGTTAGTAACCAATTTCAACACAATACAAACCTCTAACGAAAATTTTATGAAAAAAAAACCTAAACCTAGAAGAAGATCGAAAGATCCTTTTACAGAATTAGTAAAAGCCATGAATGAAAAGACACAGCTTCCAGAGTCTAGTGGAAGAGGACAAGTTAAAGGAAGTGATGTTGCCAGTATGAAAGATTATTTAGAGCAAGGAAGTAAGGATGTTTGATACCTTTTCCAGAGAAAAAATATAACATTATTTATGTAGACCCACCTTGGAGTTACAATAATTTTCAAGGTAAAGGCAAGTCACATGGAGATGTTACAGCACATTACAAAACATTAGGTGTTGAAGAAATAAAATCATTAAATGTTTCTCAAATATCTGATGAAAATTGTATGTTATTTTTATGGGTTACTTATCCTAATTTAATAGAAGGATTAGAAGTTTTAAAGTCTTGGGGTTTTACATATAAAACTGTTGGTTTTACATGGGTTAAAACTAATAAAAATAAAGGTTATTATTCTGGTTTAGGATTTTATACTAATTCTAATTGTGAAATTTGTTTGATTGGTAGAAAAGGAAAATTTGAAAGAAAATCTAAAAAGGTAAAACAATTAGTTATAGATAAATTAAGAGAACACTCACGAAAACCAGATTGTGTAAGAGATCGCATAGTAGAACTATGTGGAGATCTTCCACGCATAGAATTATTTGCTAGACAAAAAACTGATGGATGGGATGCTTGGGGTAATGAAGTATGAAAATTGTCATACCTTATAAGCCAAGAGAACATCAAAAGGCTGTCCATAATAAATTAAAAAGATTTAATGTCCTGGTGTGCCATCGCAGGTTTGGAAAAACTGTGCTTTGTATTAACGAGCTGCTTAAAAGAGCAATGCAGAATACTTTAACACGACCTCGATATTACTATTTAGCTCCTACCTACTCAATGGCAAAAAGAACTGCTTGGGATTATGTAAAAGAATATACTGGTGTTTTACCAGATGTAACTTACCACGAGACTGAACTACGAGCAGATTTACCTAATGGTGCAAGAATACAGTTACTAGGATGTGAAAGACCAGATAGTTTAAGAGGATTATACATTGATGGTGTAGTCTTAGATGAGGTAGCTCAAATGCCTCCTCGACTATGGACAGAGATAATTAGACCTGCTCTCAGCGACAGAAATGGGTTTATGATAGCGATTGGTACTCCTCAAGGACACAATAGTTTTCATCAATTATTTGACCATGCCTTACATCAAAAAGATTGGTATGCAGAAATATTTAAAGCAAGTGAAACAGATATTATCTCCGAGCTAGAATTGAATGAAGCAAAGGCTTTAATGCCAGAAGAGATATATGATTCTGAATTTGAATGCTCCTTTGATAGTGCAGCTATAGGATCAATCTATTCTAAAGGATTAAACAAAGCAGAAGAAGATAAAAGAATTACAAAAATTCCATATGATACTTCGGTCAAAGTAAATACTTACTGGGATCTTGGGATGGCAGATAAAACTGCTATTTGGTTTGTCCAACAAAAAGGATCAGCTTTTCATATTATTGATTACTTTGAGGATAGTGGAGAGAGTTTAGAATACTACACAACTGTTCTTGATGAGAAGAAATATATATACGATACACATTATTTACCTCACGATGCCAATGTTCGTGAATTAGGAACTGGTGTATCACGAGTAGAGACAGCACAATCTCTAGGCATGAGAACATCTATTGTTCCCAAGCTATCTGTTGAGGATGGTATTAATGCTGTGAGAATGGTTTTATCTAGGTGTTGGTTTGACCACGAAAAATGTAAACATGGACTCGATGCTCTTCGTCAATATAGATGGGCAAGTAATGAACGAGGCGAATTAAAGAATAAAACAGTTCACGATTGGACTTCTCATAGTGCAGATGCTTTTCGGTACTTTGCAGTAGGCAATAATCAATCAAGCGACTGGGGATCTAAATTAAAATATAACAACGCAGGAATTATTTAGTGAGTATTAATCCTAACATTAATGCAAAAAATAAAATGCTTGATATGAAATGGATAAGAACTCCTCAAATCATTTGGGAAGATTTAATTAAAGAATTTAATTTTACATTAGATGCTTGTGCTTCTGACAAAAATCATCTTTTGCCTAAATATTATACTATTGAAGATGATTGTCTTACTAAAAATTGGGATAATGAAATAGTTTATTGTCATCCTTTGTTTGATAGAAACATTCCAAAATTTATTAAGAAAGCATTAGATTCAAAATGTATTACAGTTTTTTTATTACCATCTTCAACTAACGCAACTTATTTTCATAAGTATTTATGGAAACAACCTAATGTAGAAATAAGATTTTTAAAAAGACATCATACAGGAACAGGACACAAATTTTTTTCTGATGATAACGAAGAGCCTAAATGTGGTTATTTAAGACCACTAATGGTTGTTATAATAAATAATTTAAAGGAATAACTTAAACGAATGGCAAAATTATCAAAATCAAAATTACTCGCATTAATCTCACAAGAGATACAAAGTTCTCTTGGATTTTATTCTAGTGATTTATCAACACAACGAAAAGATGCTCTTAA